AAGGCAAGTGCTGCCGCCATAAATGATCGCGCCCATGACGCGACTATTGCTTTGCTTTTGTCCATTTTTTCTCCTTTGTTGGTTTTGCTGCCGACTTCGGCATTTCAACAATTGGAAATTCGCCCTTATAAGGAACAAATTTTGGAATTCCAAAACCTACGATTTCCTTGCCTTCACCGTATGAACGAACCTTCACCATTACCATGCCGCCATTGCGCTGGTCGCCTGTCCCGCTGGTGTTGCCTTCGATCGTCAAACATGTTTTTGTGTCAATTAGTCCAACAACAATTCCAATGTGTGAAATACGGTCAACGCCGTCATGTGGAAAATCCATGAAAGCCAAATAGCCCAGTTGCGGCATGCCTGACCAGCGTTGGATTTCTTTGAATTTATGTGCGCCGATTGCAGTTGACACGACTGAATGAATCTTGACGCCTGCCTGTGCTGCACACCAATTGACGAAACTGCCACACCAGGGCAACCCGTCTGCCTTTGTAAATTTGCCGTATTTGGTCAGGTTGTCGCCTTCTTCGACCGTGCCGACTTCAGCTGCTGCGACTTCGATCAGCCGTGCGTTTGTGCCGTCAGGATAAATACTCATAACCCCAACGCTTTCAAATCCTCAGCGGTTAAACCAAGCGCGGCAAGTTTTGTTTGTGCGGCTTCTTTTGCTGCCGCTGCGTTTGTTTCTTCCAATTGACGTGCTTTTGTAGCGGCTTCGGACGCCTTTGCATTTGCTAATTCTTCAGCGGTCGCGTCGCGTTCAACAATTTCGCCTGTGGTTGCGTTGTGTTCATGGATTTTCATTAGTTAAGCCCCCAAAGTGTGTATTTAAGCGACATGGTGCTATCGGTTTGAATTGAAGAAATTGCGCTGGTGCTGATGTATGTTCCTGTTGTGTTAAACACCTGTCGTGTGTTTGTTCCACTATCGACGCCCGAACCATAAGCACTGCACACTTTCCACATGTCTGTTTGTGCATAAGCGTCAATTTTGACAATAATTTGGTTGTATTGCGTTGACGCCCTAAAACCTGAACCATTCAAAACAATTGCAGTGGTGTTGACTGAACCAACCGTTGAAGTCGTACCATTCACAATTCGATTTGTTACGCTTGCATAACTGGAAGCAGTATCAGCGTTAAATTGTAAATTTACGTCAAATGCAGTTGATTTTGTAATGTCACGCAATTCCAAAACTAATGCTTTGTATGTTCCAGGAATTGACGTGATGTTTAATGCGGCTGAAGATAGTGTTCCGCTTGCAATTGATGTGTAACCGCCGCCAGCTGCTGGCGTTGTCCAAACTGCGGTTGTGCCATTGGATTGCAAAACCTGTCCATTTGTACCGATTGCCAAACGTCCAGCGGTATCAGCTGCCGTTCCAATAATTAAATCACCAGCCGCGTCGATCAACGTTTTTGGAATTGCGCCATTTGCTAAGTCATAGGCTGATTTGACTGAAGCAGGCACTGCCGCAGTTGTAGTTGATGTGCTTGATGTTGAATTTTCCAATTGAACCGCGCCCTTTTGTGCGGTTGTGCCGTCTTGAATTCCAACGGTAATTGCGCCGCTAGTGCCGCCGCCTGTCAATGGTGATGAAGCCGTCACCGCAGTAATGTCGCCGACGTCATTTGTTATCCATGTGAAGTCCATGTCAGTGTTTGACGCTTTGGCAAGAATCTGTCCCGACGTGCCACCTTTAAGGTCAGCCATTGACGTGTCAACCGCTTGACCAAATGTTTCAAAATCGGCGGGCAGGTCTGTGACTAAGTCGGTCGAAGTGGGCATTTGCCACCCGAAATTGCTGGTTGGATTTGTCATGTTTTCTCCTTATCAGGTGACAATTGTTGCACGCGCCCAGTCAAGTGTCGGCGACACGCTTGACCAGGTAAATGTGTTTGCAATTTCGTCCCATTGCAACGCCTGCAATGAATAAGCAACGGGCGAAAGATTAAGCGAAATTGAAAGGGTGTTGTAACCCGCACGGAACGTCCAACCTTCGACGAAACCCTGAAAAATTGTCCCCATGTTTGAAGGTAGGTCATTGATTGCCACTGGCATGCCCATGAAAACGCCAATTAGTGCGTTGCGGTCAGTGTTGTCCACTTCAGGATTGGTCAAGTCATAGGTGATTTCGCTGAAAATTGGTTGTGGGTCTTTGCGAAGTGCCAAATAGAAATTTGCCTGGGCGGTCGCGTCAGCTGAATTGTGCAGCGTTGTTGTGATGATTTGTGAAAGTGTGCCGTAAGTCAAAATTGAAGTGGTATCGCTGGCAGATTGTTCGCTGCTACTGGTTGCCCCGTATTTGATCGTCAAATTGTTTCGCACGTCGCCTGCACGGGTTTCAGTACGCAAGCCCGCTGCGCGTGCCTGGTTGGCGGTTATTTGAACGTAACCATTGGTTGATAGGTATTGGCTGCGGTGCGTTGCGTCAGCGTATGAAATCCGCCCCTGTGCGTCCTCGTAGATGTACCCAAGCCCTGAAGTCGCCAATGCTGAAACCAATGAATAAACGTCGGTTCGATCGCTTGAACGGGCTGCCAATTCGTAATCGCCTGGACGATCGATTTCGCCCAAACCAGTATTGCCAGCCTGCGCCCATGTCGTGCCTGGTGTGTACGTTGCCCAGGTCAATGCCCCTGGCACTTCAGCCCAAGTGCTAAGCAATAAGTCTGAAAGTATCGTGTAAATCTGATTTCCGTCGAAGTCCTTTGACAAAACACCATTGGTCAAGGCTTTTGGCAAACGCGCCAATGCGCCCAATGCCGTGATCGAATAAGTCTGCGTGAACATGGTCGAACCGACGTCGCGCACTGAAAGTCCAATGTCAACCACATTGCCACCGAAGATTGGCACGAATGTGTTTGACGTGTCTTTGATCTGAATTGAAATTGTCGAATTGATGTTGACGGGCACTGCCGTTTGATTGACGTCAATCAATTGAATGCTGCAATAACCAGCCTGCGCCTGTTCATAAATGTTTGTGCGACCGCTGCGAATGGTTAAGTTAGACAAAACCGCCGAAGTGTATTCCGTGCCGTCAATGGTCACTTTCCAAACGGGTGACCACTGCGTCATGCTATGCCCGCAAGATTAGAACCGCCGCCTGTGCCGCGATAGTAGGAATTATTTAAGGTGTCAATAATTGTGCGGGCAGTGCCTTCAGGTTCAAATGCACCTGTGACCGTCAAATTGATCACCGTACCCATTGAAGCCGCTTCGGCTTGACGGAATGAACCTGCATTGAATGAACCCGAAACAATGTTGTTGGCAGCTGACGCGGCGACTTTTGCAGCCGTTGCGATTCCGCTGGTTGTCGTGCCCCCGCCTGAAGTCGCTGCCGTTGTGCCTGCTGGTGTGACGCTTGCCGTCGGTGATGTTGCAACTGTGCCCGTTGACATTGAAAAATTACCAAGTGCACCCGTTGCCGTTGAAGCCGCACCAATTTTTGGAATTAGCGGAATGTCTTTGCCCCATTGAACCAGGTTGTAACCCTTGATGATCAAATTGATTCCGTCAATGGCGGTGTTTAATAATGGCTTCAATGCGCCCAAAACTTTTGCAATGACTGTAATTACGATTTCAGCAGCGTCGCCAACCATTGACATGTATTTGCCCAACACGCTACCGATAAGCGGTGCAACAAATTTCACAACGTCCCAGAATGCAGCAAATTCGTCCTTGCTGTTCATGATTGCCGTTTTGACGCTTTCAAAAACTGACTTCATTGCTTCAACAATTGGTGTGAATGTTTTTTTCAATGTCGTGCCAACGTCGGTGATAATCTTGCCAAACCCGTCGCCTTCGGTAAGGCTGAATGCGGCTGAAAACGCATTGATTGCTGGCAATGCATTTTCATTGATGAATTTCAATAATTTGTCAAGGATTGGCAATAATGCAGTGCCCACGGTTTCTTTTGCTTCGTCGAATGCAACCTGAACGCGCGCAATTTTGCCAGCGTAGGTTTCAGCATTTGCCGCAGCCGCGCCACCAAACAATGTCGAGAGTCGCCCCTGCGCCTGTTCAAATGTCATGCTTTTCAGTTCAGCAGTGGACAAGCCAATTTCAAGTTTGCCCAATGCCGCAGTGTTTCCGTCATAGGCTTTTGCCAAACCGTTTGCAACTGTTTCCAGCGGCTTACCTGTTGACGCTGAAATGTCCATTGCCAACGCAAGCAATTCTTGCGCCTTTTGCGTATCTGACGTACTTCTTACCAAACGACCCAGGGCTGGACGAAGATCGTCGTCAGCGACACCAGTTGCCAATGACATTTGAAGAATTTGATCTTCCGTTGCCTTGATCTGTGATTGTGTCGCGCCCGTTGCATTTTCCAGGGCAGTCGCCAATTGTGTTTGTGCCTTTTCGTCGGCTATCGCAGCCTTGACGCCTTCAATGCCGATTGCAATTGCGGCAGCACCAGCAGCGGCAGCAGCTGCGGCAAACGCCTTTCCAATTGCTGCACCAGCCTTGCCAATTTTGCCACCAAACGAATCAACGTCGCCTTCGGCAGTTTTCAGCGATTTGTTAAGATTGTCAACGTCACCAAGAATGGAAAGTTTAAGGGTGCGATTTCCAGCCATTAGTCAAACCGTTTCACTATTGTTGAAAATGATTCATTCCAACGCTTTACGATTTCAGGTTGAATGCTTCGAAGGGTTGGATAGATAAACCAACCGCGCGAACCGCGACCTTCGCGACCTGACCACACTGGGAATTGTTTTTTTGTGTTTGAACCAAATTCAAGACCGCCCCACAATTGTTGCGTTGTGCCGCCGCCTGAAAATTTCTGCGCTGCGAATCCGTAACTGATCTCACCAATTTTTGATGATTTTGAAACTTTCGCACCTGAAGCAATACGCACTGAACCAGTCGTGTTTGTCTTTGTAAATGCCGCAGCGTCAACAACTTTTGATTTGACATAATCTGCCAACTCGCTTGACGCCTTTTTTGCTTGCTGGGTTGCTTCTTCGTCCATTGCTTTGAATGATCTTAAAATGGCGCGCAATTCGGCTTTATCATAACTAATCGCGTCAGTGGTCATTTGCCCGCCTTTCCAAAATCTCAATAATCGTCAAAATGTCTTCGGCACTTTCGAATTCATTTGGTGATAACCCCGTTGCCAGGGCTATCTCCCAAACGACTCGACTTAGGCTTCCGACGGGGTGGCTTTTGGGTTTGCTTCACCGACGATCACTTCGGAAATGGTTTCCGTCCATGCTTCGATTGGCTTGACTGGCTTGCCAGCGGCTTCTCGCTTCATGGCGTGATAGGCAAGGAATACCAAATCGGAAATTCCGATTTTTTCCTGTGCCTGGGCAATTGTGTGCCCCGACTGCTTTTCCCAACGTACCCACTCAGGTGGCGCAGCGGTGTAAGTGATCTGCGTCCCGTCGTTGTATTCAATTGTTATTGGTAACTTCATTTTGTCTCCCGATTGTTATTTCTTAGCTGAATGTCTCAGTAGGTGTTCCCACTACGACAAATGATAGGTCAACGGTCTGCGCGTCAGGTGCTGACCCGCCGACTGCTGGAAATACTGGCATGACATTGAATGCAAAAACTGCCCCTGAAACCGCAGTCAATGAAACCGCCAATGTTGTGTTTGGTGCTGATTCGCATGCAGTCCACAACGCTTCGCACAATGATGAAGCCGCGCCCCAGTCAGCCAGCATTGAAACGTCAAATGTCCACTGATCGTCAATGTGCTTGTAAGCCTTACCGTCAAGCGTTTGGTAAGTCTCGACTGTTGGTGAATTTGCAAGTGTCGCGCTGGTCGCCTGCGCGTCGTAGTTAACGGTTGCGATCGTCAGTGTTAAATCGCGACCCGTGATGATCGTAGTTGCCACGTTATCTCCTTAGGTTGTTTGTGTGTAGTACGTTGAAACGTTGATGTCTGCAACCAACATGGGCGATTGACCCACTTCAAGAACGGTTGGCTTTTCGATCTGACCTACAACGTATCCCGCAGGCATTGCCGCGAGAATTCCCATGATTAGTTTTTCCAGGTTATCCAATGAACCTGCGTTGCTATTTGAAGCAACAATTGCTGAAATGGCAAAATTGATTTTGACTTTTGTTGCTGCCTTACCAATAAGCACAACTTCCATGTAAGGTGAATCGGGAACGACCACAATGGCAGGTGGAATTGGTGCTTCGGGAACGCTTGAATAGCAGGTTGCCGATAACGCGCTGAAGGCGTTGGCTAGGGCTGCGCGGGTTTCTGAAACGGCATTGGCTGGCACTTATTGAACGACCGTTTCAACGTCCAGGTATGGCATAAGTAAAGTCGAAACACGATTGGTCAGGCTACGACCCATGCGGTAAGGCGTTGAAGTGAAATCCACGCCTTCGATCTGTCCACCAGCGGCGACGCGTGACTGAAACACTTCGACGCTGACTGCCAAAATTGATGATTCAATTGGTGCGCTGGTTGCGTATAAAGAAGCTGCGGAATAGCCCTGAAGTGTTGCCGTGCACATTGGAATGATCTCGCGCAATGTGACATTTGATGAAGTCAATGCAGCGGTGAATGAATAAGGCGTTGCGGTAACGACTGTGTGTGTTGCGGTGAATGGTGCTGGCAACCCAGTCACAATGACTGATTGACCTGCAACAAAATGGTGGTTGCGTTCGGTGTAGAAATACGCAACGTTTGATTCAAGTTTGTATGACTGAATTGCTGAAGTGTTTGCAACCAACATGGGCAAAATGACGGCTTCAGCGGTGTTTATGATTTCGTCCAAATAACTGTCTGAATAAAGTGAAACGGACACGCCAAGCACTGTTCGCAATTGACTGGCGGTGACAATGGCTGGCATGTCCGTTTCCTTTCGATCGGCTGCGGCGAGATCGGGAGAACCCGCCGCATGATTAGTTTGTGGCGATTACGCCTTATTCACACCAAATGCGCCTGCGGCGATCTTTGTTGCGCATGCACCGAATGAATAAACACCAACGGTGATTGAACCGTCAGCGGTTGATTCTGCACGCAACTGGTATGAAGTTCCCTCGTACCATGTGTATGCGTCAGGGTTGATGATCATGATTGAATCGTCAATGTCTGTTGTTGCAGATGTGTTTGCAGTGACATAAAGATCAAGACCAGCAACGCGTCCACGAAGTGAACCAGGTGTTGCAAGTCCTGGCTGATTCATTGGGTTTGTTACTTCATTGTAGATCGGACGACCTGAATCGTTCAATGACATGATGTTTGACCACTGTGATGTGTTCACCAAAATGTTGCGTGCAAATGGATTTGCAAGACCAGCAGTTGCAGCATAAACGCTTGCTGAACCGCGTGCTACAACACCAAGCAACTCAGCCGCTGTTGGGTATGTTGTAACTGTTGTGCCGTCAGCGGTTGCGCCTGCAACAAGTGCGTCGTTGACGTACTTATCCTGCGCTTTAGCCATAGCCGCGACCATGTTTCTCAATAACTCATCATAAAATAATGGGCTTGTGCGGGTCAGCAACTCAACTGAGAATTTTTGCTGCCCTGCAAATTTCTTGACGTCCACTGATAGGAACGCACTGTTTTGATCTGTCTCAGAAAACGCGCCGTCCTCTGCTACAACTGCAACTGTTGGTGCAACTGTGATCTTTGGAATTTCAAATGTCATTCCAGCGTCAGGCAATGTGCCGCGTGAAATCGCGTCAATGCTTGGGCGGATTGTTGTTGATAGTCCGTTGATGACTTCAGTCAGCTGACGTGTTGGAACAAGTCCAGCGTTGTCAGTTGTGTTGTCTGCTGCCAAAACGTATTGGCGGGCTGATTCGTCACCAGTTGCAGCAAGAACCTTATTTTCCAGGTACTTCGCAGCGGTGATTTCAATGCGTGGTGTTGCCTTCCAGCCGCCGACCTTTTGTGCGGCTGCGGTTACTGACTGTGCGGCTTCTACCGTCTCAACGGCTTCCGCTTGTGTGACGGTGTTGTCCACTTCGTCTCCTTCGTTTGTTGTTGTTTCTTCCGTTTCAATTGTTGAATCGGAAACTTCGGTGTTTTCTTCTTCTTCCGTTGCTGCTACAGTTTCAACGCGGGCTGATCGAATCGCAGGTTCGCTAGTTAATGCAACGCCTGTCAACTCACCCATAAGAATGCGCACTGTGCCGTCCTTAAGTGTTTCGTATTCGTCAAATGAAACTTCAACACTGAAACCGTCGCGCAAACCTTCTTGCGCTTCAACCAATGCGTCATTGCCCGCAGTTGTTTCAGCAATTTTGAATGTTGCGTCAATGCCTTTGTCATTTGATTCAATTGAAAGTGTTTTGCCAATACGACGTGTACGGTCATGTTCAAGGTTTAACAAAACGGGTGTTGGTTCGATTGAACCAGCAGCAAATTGAACCTTGCCGATTGAAGCGTTGCCAGTTTCTTCAAACGTTACAATGCGACCAGTGATTGTGCGACTGTTTGAATCTGCCGCCGTGATTTGCATTGGTGTGATTACTTTTTTCATAGCAGCATGTCTTCTTCCTCGCGTATTTCGTCGATCGACATTGCGCCGATACGATTTAAGATTTCATAAACCTGCGCGCGCTCATAAGGGTTGCCGCGTAGGAAATCATCAAGATCAAATGAAACGCGGTTGCCTGCTGGTGTGAAATCAGCAAATGACAAGCGTTGTTCAATGATTGACATGTAATTGCGGAATGCAAAATCAACCAGGTCGCGACGCTTATCCAATGCGTTTGAATAAGTAAATGACGACTGTTGCGAATCTGTGAAGTATGCAGGCAAACCGCATGCGCGTGATAATTCAAGTGCAACGTAATTGCGGGCTTCATTCAGCTGAAGATTCTTCGGGTCATAACCCAATGTTTCAAGTGTTACGTCAGCATTCAAAAACGCCGTTGACTTATTTGCACGCGCAGTGCGCCATGCAGTCAGCAATTTTGAAACGCGATCTGCTGGAAGTGATGTGCCGTTTGATTTCAAAACCATTTGTGGAATTGGTTCAACTGCGAAATTCATTGCAGCACGTTCAAGCGCAGCAGCAGCCTTGATCGTACGACCTGCGCGGCTAAGCAAACCTTCCTGCGTGCCCTGGAAAACAACCAGGTTTGCAGGGTCAACATAAGCACCGTCGATTTGATAGGACTGGATTTCATAACCCATTCCAGTCGTTTGAATTGTTACGCGTTCAGGTGCAATGCGTTCCATTGCGCGAATCTTGCCCGTGTCTGCATAACGTTCCATGACGTACGCATAAGCCGACGGGAAAAAGAACAAGTCTGAAATAATCCATGACCAAAATGTTGCGCCTGGGATTCGTGGGTCAGGCTGGTTGATCACACGCGGTTGTGAAACCTTTTCGCCTGTTGCTTCATTTCGTGTGTGCATTGGAAGTGACGCAACGGTTTGAATGATTCCCAATGCGCGGGCGCATGTTGGAACGCTCATTGCTTCGGCACGCGAAGCCGTTATCACGCCGCCGAATAAAAATAGATTTCCTACTTCACTGTAATACGGCGCAATAGCAGCTGCGTCCACGTTGCTGGCTTCGACTGGAACGGCAGCCTTAACCTTCGGCGTGAATAAATCAAAATAACCCATGACCAAATTGTGTCAGGGTTTTACCTTCAACCAACCATGATGTCAAGATCATTCTCTGGGCGTGTCGCAAAGTGCGTCGCAAGTGCAACCGCAACCGCACCGCAAACAACCGACTGTGAAGCCCGTCGTCCAATAACCCAACCGCCGTCACCGCGACGCAATTGCACCGCTGCCAAAACTTCTTCGGACAATTGTGCCTGACCCCTATGTTTTAACCGACCGCTATTGATCGCAGACAACATTTCGTCGCATGCCTGCGGGTAAACGCCGTCCATGTCGAAAATGGGAATGCCAGCAGGTGCAAGACGGGAGGCAACGGCTGCGCTGGTTTTGCGACTGTAAAGGACGTATTCCGTCGGATACTTTCGCGCATAATCAGCCAGATCGTTGGCAATTGCCTTATCGTCCAGTTGAAGATCGTTTTGCCAGGTGTGCAGCAACTTCACAACAAATTGTTCGCCCCCGATTTTCTGCGCGCCCACCAAACTGGCGTGGCGTCTATCGGGCGAAAGATCGATTGCCAGCCAGGTCAATTTGTCAATGTCCAGGTCAGCTGATTTGTCCAGGCAATTACCCCATGAAGCAGCGTCCACCGCGCTATTGATCGCCACAACCCAACGGCACAACACTTCAGTCATGACCACGTCAGGCGGGTCATTCAAAACGCTTTTGATGTTGTCGGCATGAATTAGTGTGCCCATTGACGGGTTTGAATGCCGTGCGTTTTCAACGCTGATTTCGTCGGTCGGTGCTGACCATTCAAAATAGCCAATGTCGTCGTCAACGCCTGCAATGGAAGCCAGGGCACGATCGCGAAACTGGTTCAACACAACGCTGGAAGAATCACCCGCGTTTGTGTACGCCATGACCATTGGATTTTGTGCAGCCATTAGCGTGTATCGCAGCGAAGCAAAACTTTCAATGTCCGTCATCTCACGTAATTCATCAAGGTGAATAGTCGAAGGTCGGGAAACACCACGGGCAGCCGAACCACCTGCGCGGACTATGAACCTATTTCCCGTTAACGTTTCTATTTCTTCCCCGCCGTGCTGCCAACGAATCTTCTTGACCTGTTTTGCCAACGAATCATTCTTTTCAATGATCTGCACCATTGCCCTGAATTGTTCAAGCGACGTGGACAAGCGGTGCGCCGAACCAATTTGCAGGTTTTCGTCCCATAAGAACAACCCGCCCAAAATCCTGATCAGCTGAAGGAAAGATTTTCCATTCTAACGTGCAACCACAATTGTGTTGACTGGGGTTGCCCAACGCCCGTCAGGCTTGACTTTGTGTGTGTGAATAAGCGCGAATTTCTGCCATTCCATAAGATCGATCTTCAAACTGCTGGCAAGGTCGATCAATTCGCCCCCGCGTGAAGGTAAATCGTTCAGTGGGGTGTGGATTCGGGGGGTTTGAACGCCGATTTGCGGGATTTGTAGGTCTGCGTCCCTACCCAAAACCGTTTGAGGGCTATTCGTGCCTTCTGAGGGGCTTCCTAAGCCTTCTGAGGGCTTCTCAGTCGTTTTCATGGCTTTTCGATTCGTTTTGGGGGGAAACTAAACCAT